GTGACCGCGACAATCGTGTAGATCGGAATCGAGCCGATGCGGATCTGCCGGCCGACGTCGGTGGCCGCGAAGCTGAGGCCGACGCCGGTAATCGTCGGACTGCCGGTGGTGAAGCTGACCGTGCCCGTCTTCTGATTGGCGCAGACGATGACCGTCTCGGCGCGCAGGTGCGACCAGCCGCGGTGCTCGCAGAAGTAGGTGTACGCCCACTGCGTCCAGCCGCGTATGAGCAGCGGATCGGGCACGTCGGCGTGCAGCGCGACGAAGCGCCAGCAGTCTCCAAACGTCAGAAAGCCTCCGACTAACTACGCGCCAACCCTACTTGCCGACTACCATCATCCGGCCGACGTAGGTCGAGAGGTTGGTGCCGTTGGTCACTTCCTTCATGCCTTCCCCGGCGGACGCATCCGATGGGTTCTGCCAGAAGAACTGCAGCTTCTGTGTCGCGTTGTTGTAGTGGCCGACCGCGGCGTTGGTGCCGTCGGTGATCACGAACGGCGCGACGAACTCGATGAACCCGAGACGCACCGAACTGGCGGCGAGACTATCGCCGCCAGTCGTGTACGTCGACGGGCCGGTGACCCCGCAAATCAGCTGACGCAGCCCGTTGCCGACGTGCAGCCCGCGGGCGACGTTGATGTCGACGGTCATAACGGCCATGGAACGAGCCTCCGCTTAGTAATCGTCGAGAATGGCCAGCTGACAGTTGGCCAGGTTCGAAGTCACCGCTGACGTGAATGCGCCGAGATGCTGCGGGACCTGCGCGGTCGACACCCCGTTGGCGACGCCCGCGGTGGCCGAGACGACCGCCTGGACCGCGCCGGTGGTGTCGGGCGCGACGGTCGGCGAGCCCTGGACGCGCACCGGGCGGTTGCCCTTGATCGCCAGCCAGATGTAGCTGGCCGGCGTCGCGCTGGCGATGCCGCAGATGCCGGCGGGCAATCCGGCGTTGGTCACCGCGGTGGTCGCGGTGTAGGTCGCCCGCGCCGACCAGCAGAAGACGTTGCCGACGATGCCCTGGATGGTCGATGCCTGTTTCACCAGGCGGTAGGTGCAGATGTTGTTCGATCCGCGGTCCTTCACGCCCAGACAGCCGAGCATTCCCGGCGCGTAGAGCGTGGTCATCTCTTCGGTCTCAGGGTCGCCGGTGGCGAAGTAGGGAGACTGGATGAAACGAGGCGGCATGGCGCGTTACCTCACGAACAGTTGGAAGGGTATGCCCGGGCGCGGAATTACGCCCGGGTCAATCCTTCTGTCAACTAGCTGGTGATGCCGTAGAGCCAGCGCTGCAAGCGGACGGCGCGGCAGGTGATGTTGCCGGCGAACAGGCACTGCCCGACGACGACCGTGTTGTCCTGCGCCGGCTTGAAGCCGGTGAACCCGAACTGGAAGCGCGGCGAGACCGAGACGCGCAGCTTGATGTAGGCGTCCTCGCCTTCCGGGCCGGGATTGAGCCACAGGAACTGCTCGTTGGCCGCCGAGTAGTCGCCGATGTCCGGGTCGTTGACGCCGTCCTGCGACGGGATGTACTGCGACTCGACAATCGTCGCCTGCTTGAACTTGATCCCGGTGTAGCCGATGGTCGGCTCGACCGCGTCGACTTTCTGGTGCGGCTGGAAGTTCTCGCCGATGAACCCCATGCAGCGGTTGCTGGTTTGCCCCAGGACCGGATGCTCCTTGCCGATCACGCACGACTGGTAGGAATGCTCCAGGACGCGGAAGGTGATCGTGCCGTTGACGTTGGCGGGAATCAGGCCGGCGGGCGTCTTGATCGCGGGGCCCAGGTCGGCGCGGGTCTGGTTGCCGTAGGTCGCGTAGGTCTTGCCGTCGTAGCTGGCGTTGACGCCGTCAGAGAGCGCTTCGGCCAACCCGTTCATGTGCAGCGAGTGATCGGTGCCGCCGAGGTTCTGCCCATCCTTGTAGAGATCGATGGCCAGGATCGCTGACATGGTCAGCGCCGCGTTGCCCATGTCGGTCTTGACCATCGAGAGCACCGCGGTCGGGCCGTTCACTTCGATCTCGACTTCTTCGAGGTACTCGGGGACCGAGACTTCGTAGTAGCGCGGACCGAACTGCAGGCCGGTGAAGGTCTGCCGCTTGGAGATGTCGAACCCGCCGACGCCCTTCGCGTAGGCGCCGCCGATCATCGGTTTGTAGATCAGGTTCTCCTGGATGACCGGGCCGCCCGGATAGGTGTGGTGGCGGTTCTTCATAAACTCCAGGAGCGGGTCGGCCTTGAAGAAATCGTCGGCCAGGCCCGGCATGATGTTCTTGGTGGTCGCGGTGTTGACCGGATCGAGGTTGATCAGGCCGAAGACCGGGATGAGGTAGAAGAGAGAATCGCGGGGGCGAACGCACGCAGCAACCAGGCAGAGGCACGCCAGGACGAGCAGGCGGTGCTCGCTGACGAACGTGTGGATCTGGTCGTGCGCTCGCTTCAGGGAAGCAAGCGTACGGGACATCGAAGTTCTGTCTCCATCCCCACGCCGCCAGGCGGTGGGGCGACTTAGGTAGCGTTACTCCGTGCCAGCACTTCGTTCGCGGTCGCTATGGCCGCTTCGAGGCCGTACGGATTGGGCTGACCCTCAGCCGGCTTGCGGAGACCGGAAAGTGTGGTCGGAGCGGAGACGCCGACTGGGTACGGCATCCCCTGGCCGGTTCTGGCCAGTCCTTCTTTGAGACCCTCCGCTTTCCCTTCCTCGCGCGCCTTGGCGAGTTCAGCCGCCCGGGCTTTGTCGTCACGCTCCTTGCGACGGGCTGCGACCGACTCGGCATAGAACTGGTCGAGCGGGGTGTTCGCCGCCATCGCGTCCTGGGTGAGCTTGCGGAGATCGAGCACTTCTCCGAACTCGTGCAGATGCTGCGCGCTGATCGTGCCGTTGGCGGTGATGAGACCGAGGCCGGTGCCGAGGATCTCGTCCCGCTGCTTGGCCAGCGCCGCATCGAGGACCGCCTGGGTGATGGCATTGCCGTCACCGTTGCCGTTGCCGTTGCCGTTCGACTGGCCGCTCTGGCCGGTCTTGCGGCGCAACTCGGCGAGTTCGGCCACGTCGTTCTGGTGATCGCGCCACCAGACCGACTGCTCGTTGGCGGTCGTGACAACCTGCCGGTGCTTGTCGACCAGTTCCCGCGCCGCATCCTGGATCCGGGAATACTGCGCGCGAGCCTTCTCCCGGTGTTCTTCCGGGATGAGCGACAGCATCGCGTCGACGTCCGTATTCAGTTTTGTGAAATCGACTGCCATGGGAACCTCTCGCGTCCATGTCCCCTTCAGTGACCGAGAGCCAGCGGCGGATGTGCCGCCTTCGCGGTGTGAGCCAGGGTGGCGCAGATCAGTTGGTCAGGGAGAGTAACAGAAAATCAGGAACGGAGAGAAATCTAAGTGGCGGAAGTGGCGGAAGTAGCCTAGAACGGCCGGCCCGCGCCCATCGCCCCAGGGAACTGCGGTCCGGCCTGGGTGACGGCCTGGCCGGTGACCCCAGGCATCGACGACATCTGGGCCCCGAGCTTGCCGAGCGCGTTCTGGATGATCGCGGCCGCCTGGCCGAGATCCGGCGCGATCAGCGGGACCGCCTGGGCGAGCGCCAGGCAGGCTTCGGCGATCTTGGTACCCAGGGCGTTGACCCCGGACAGGTCAGGGCCTTGCGGCGGGGTGATCGGCTGGGCGAGGCCGGATGGACCCATGGCCGGACCGCCGGCCGCAGGATTCGGCGGACCCGGACGGCCAGCTTCCTGGGCGGCAGCCGGATCGAGGACCGGCGACGGCGGCGGCGCGTCGGTGGCGGTGCCGGGGAGCGGCATGGCAAACCTCCCTACGTTGCTGAACAGCTGCCGGCAGGCAACTAAGGCAACTAGTACGACTTGCCCTTGAACATCCGATTTGAAAACGGCGTCGAAATCCCGCCGACCTTACCCTGGCGGCCCGGCTTCTTCAGCCCACCGATGCGCTTGTCGCCAGAGACCCCGGCCGGCGCGTTGATCTTCGAGGAAGCGGCGCGAACGCCGGTGTTGACGCCAGCCACGGAACGGGAGCCGAAAGCCATGGAATCCTCCTATCGTTTCGAGAGTGAGCCGCCCTTGCGGTAGGCCCCGCCTTTGAGCGTGCCGGCGCGGCGGGCCGACGAGAGCGAGATGGCGATCGCCTGCTTGCGCGACTTCACGACCGGACCGCCACGACCGCTGTGCAGCGTCCCCGCCTTGAACTCGTGCATCCCTTGTTCGACGGTCTTGATCGGCATGGCCGTCTCAGCGCCGGGTCGAGAGCGACGGGGCGATGCGCGGCTGCCGGATTGCCGGGAGTCGGGCAGCAGGGTGCCGTCCCATCCGGGCGGCCAGTCCAGAGAGCCGCGGACCGGAGAGTCGCGGACCGCGGTTGGTGGTCCGGGCAATCCGGGTCTGGGGATCCGGCTCCCCCATCGCTTTACTGAGTCCTTGCACACCGGCCTTGAACTTCATTTGTGGAACCCGGACTGGGTTTTGGCGAGGTTGGCGCGGCGCCTGAGCGTCGGATTCGACGAGTGGCGGGCGGCGGCGAGCTTCTTCGCCGGGATTTTTTGTCCTTGGGGGACGCCGAGACTGCGGTGCAGCGCGCCGGGATGCTTGATTGCTCCGGCGATCCATTTGCCGGCCATGGGCGATGAGGATACTACGAACTGCCGCGTCAGGGATCTTCGATGGTGAGGTTCACCGTCTCGCCGCAGGCCTGCGCCAGATCGAGATCCGCCGAGAAGCGCTCGACCGCCTGCTGGGTGTAGACGATCGAGAGCAGGTGCGTCGACTTGTTGATGCCGCCGCCAAGGATGATCGAGCCAGGCAGATCGACATTCGCGGCGCCAGGGTGGAAGCGGATCGGGTGATCGGGACGGCCGCGGGTGACCACCGCGGGAAGACGGCGATCGTAGCTCCGCGAGTAGGACATCACCACCGGGTACCGCCCGGGCCGGACCAGCGCCTCGGGGCGTTCGAGCGTGTACCAGGTGAACCGGCCGTCGATGTGCAGCTTGCCCAGGACGACGCCATCGGTGGCCGGCTCACGCAGCAGGTGCAGATCCACGTCGGCCTGGGCGGCCCTCGTCAGGGCGCCTGGTGCGCGGGCGCGGGACCGTGCGGCGGCGCACTCGCGTGCTCGGACGCAGCGGACGCGGTGGACGGAGTCTGGCGGGCGTCGGCGGTACCCTTGGCTTCGGCCGCGGCAATCGCCGCATCGACGTCGCCGACGTCCTCGCCAGCTTCGAGCTTGGTGGCGAGATCGTCGAGCGCGGTGGCTTGTGCGTCGAGCGCCTGCAGGGTGGCGTCGTTGTCCTCGACCGCGTGGAGCGCGTCAGCGTCCTTGCGCGCCTTCTCGACCCGGGCCTTGGCGTCGGTCACCTTGGCCTTGGCGGCATCCAGCTTCGCCTGCCCTTCCTTGACCGCGGCCGCCTTGGCGTCGTCCGGGTAGCCCTGGTTCGGCGGGCCGGCTTCTTCAGCCGCGTCCTTGTCGTCGGAGTCCTTGTCGTCGGCGTCCTTCGCGGCGTCCTTCTCCGGCTTGTCGACCGACTTCTGTGTGGCTGGCGCCGCGGCCGGGTGTGCGGCCGACGACGGGGCCGGGCGGGCGGGCGGTACGGCGGGGCGGCTCGGATCTGCCATGGTCGTTCTCCTTTTGGCCATTCGTGTCTTAACACTCCGTGTCTTAACACTCCAAGCGGGAAAAATGTCGGACGAGTGTAGCAAACCTCTGATGGCTTCAGTTCGCCGCGCTCTGGGCCCGCTGCGACGTGGTCGGATGGTGGTTCGGCTTCGATTCGGTCATCTTGATGCGTTTGGTGCCGTCGCCGTTGTCCTGGACTTCGACGCCGGGATCGGTCTGGCCGGTGGCCTTGCGCCCGACCGGCGAGACGTTCGGGCCCAGCCCCATCATCTGCATCGCCATCAGCCGCTCGGTCACCGAGACGGGTTTGCGGACGGTCAGCGCGAGGCCGGTCTGCGGGTCGATCCACTGGTTCGGCACCATGCCCGCCTGGATCGCGGCGAGTTCGGCCTGGTCGGTCGGCTGCGGGTCGAGCGGCAGCGGCATGGTCGGCGGATCGCCGTAGTTGGCGATTTCCAGGCGCTCGGCCAGCGTCCAGATGTCCATGACCCCGGCGCGGAACAGCATCACGTACTTCATCTTCTCGGCGTTGGCGTTCAGCGCGAGCAGCGAGTTCGGGGTCAGGTAGAAGGTGAACAGTTTCAGGAAGAACTGCGCCCGGTCGAGTTGATCCTGGTTGGAGTCGAGTTCCGGCAGATAGCCCTTCTGGCCCGGGGTCATCGCCGGGATGAGATTGCCCGGATCGTAGTCGAAGTCCTGGAGCGTCTGGCCGGCGTCGCCGAGGATGGTGATCCGGCGCTTCTGGTCGTACCACTGGAAGATGTTCGCCCGCTGCATCTCGGCGATTTCGCGCAGGCACAGTTCGACCTGGCGCCCTTCGAGCTTCATCTCCGGCGACATCGCATTCATCCACGCTTCGATCGACTCGGGGTCGAAGGATTGATTGGCGGCGGCGGCCTGCAGCGCGTCGAGGCTGGAGTCGCCCGTCAGATCGTGCATCGCGGTACGGAGCGCCTGCCACAGATCGAGCGTGAAGTTCGGCAGGTCGGGGATTTCCAGGGTCTGCAGGCCGGTGCCGACCTGCTCGTTGGTTCGCATCCGAGCACGCGGGTTGAGCGGATCGAAGGTACGGAGCATCGGCTCGGGGACGCGGCTGTTGCCGACCATCGGCGGCCGGTTGCGCTGCCGGACCTTGTCGAGCATCGCGTTCAAGACGTCGTTGGTCGCATCCTGCAGGCCGGAGCCGATCTGGACGTCGTAGAGCGGCAGCCCGAAGAACGACCAGGGGACGGAAAAGAGCTTCAGCCGGGCGACCGGGAACATGCCGTGCCAGTACTGGTTCGGGCCGTCGTAGAGGATGCCGGCTTCGGTGCAGACGATGAGCCGCTTGCGCGGGTAGAGCCGCTCGCCCGGCTTGACGACGTAGGCCCACGATGTGCCCGGCGTCCCCATGGTGACCGCCGAATCGGTGGTGTTGATCGACGGATCGGAGAGGTAGGTCTTGTAGAGCAACACTTCGTTGCCGGACAGATTCTGCTGGCCGGTGAAGGTCTTCGACAGCCCGGCGAGCGTCGAGGTCGCGCCGCCGCCGGTGATGCGCTGCGTCCAGGAGCGGATCTTGGTGAAGATGCCCGCGCCCCAGGGCGAGGCCGACTGGCGCAGCAGCGACAGCTTCTGCGGATACATCGCCGCCAGCACGTTGTAGGAGTGGGCTTCGCGGAGAATCACGCCGAACCAGGTCTGGATGCCGCCGGTGCGCGACGGGCGGATCGGGATGGTGTCGCGGGCGTCGCGCGGGTAGAGGACGACGTCGCCCATCGGCCCGTAGAACGGGTTGTACTCGACGACGATGTCGCCCGATCCACCGCAGCCGGCGTAGCTGGTGGCGTCGGCGAGCGCCAGATCGGCGAAGGTGTTGATCCACCAGACCGCGGTGAGATTGTTGAGCAGGAGTGCCTGGGTCTGGAAGTTCGGATTGGCGGTGCGGAAGCTGTAGGTCGGCTTGACGTCGGTCAGCGCGGAAACGTGGCGGCGGTGCGTGCGCCGGGTCTCGTTGAGCACGACATGCGAAACATAGGTCGGCCGCTCCTGGGAGATGGCGAGTGCCTTCTGCCGGCCGGAGACGTACTCCTGGTTGCGATCGACCTCGTTCCAGATCGGATCGGCGGTCATCAGCGCTTCGCCTTCGGCGACGCATTCCTTGATCCAGCTGAGGATCGGCCCGGTCTGGCCGGAGGGGAGCATCCGCTGGTTCTGATCAAACAAAAACGGATTGTCGGCCATGTCAGTCGTGCTCCGGGCGGAACGCGCCACCGCCGATCCGGCGCCCCTGCGTGGTGCGGGTGGATGGTCGCTTCATCGACGCGCGATCGTACTCGGTGCGGGAGAGGGCGTTGGTCGCGCGGTTGGAATGGCCCTGCGAGAAATCGCGGAAGACCAGCGGCGTGCAGCCCGGCTCGTTGCGCGCGTGGCGCTCGGACTCGCGCTCGATCGCACGGAGTTCCGAGAGAGAAGAAACGCGGCGCTGGTAGTGGGTGTGGCCATCGTGCACGTCGATGGTGAAGAACTCGGAGAGCACGTCCTTGCCGTAAGCGGTCGGCGAAGCGTAGAGAATGGTCATCGGGATTTGCCGGTCGAGATCGGATTGGCAGGCCGGGCACAGCGCCAGCGGGATGGTCCCGTCCTTCCAGGCGTCGATCATCGCCCGGGTGAAGGTGCGATCGCGCTCGACGTGCTGGCACTCCGGGCAGACGAGATCGTGGCGGACCATGATCAGCCTCCCGGCCGGAGCGTGGCGCGGACGATCGCGTCCTTCGCTTCGAGCAGCTTGCGGAGACCGACCGTGCGCTCGGGCCCGGGCTCGACGTCGCGGACGATCTGTTCGGCCAGCTGGCAGAACGGCTGGCTCGCCGTCTGCAGCGCCGCCGGCAGGTGATCGTAGGCAAACCACTGCAGCATCCGTTCAATCGCCATCCCGTTTACCTCCCCTTTTCCACTCCACCCCTGTGCGTGCCGGCGCGCGAGCGCCTCACTTCGGCGTGTTGGTGAGTGTCGCCGCGGCCGCGGTCGCGCCGGGCAGCCGGACAAAAAACTCGCTGGTGAACGTCTCCCATACTTCCTGGAGGTAGCGCGCCGTCGATTTGGACTGCCGGCCGGCCAACCGCGTGACTTCCTGCATCTGCCCGGGGGTGAGATGGAAGTCGTGCGCGCCGAAGCGGATCGACGCCAGGCGGCGGATGCGCTCGGTGAGATCGGCGACGTCAGAGAGAGGAAGCCCGCCGGTCAGCGCTTCGATCTGCTCGCGGCTGCGGCCGGCGACGATGAGATAGCGATCGCGCGGATCGAGTTCGCCGGCCCGGTTGAGCCGATCGACCAGCACCTGGGTCAGCGAGAGATTGCGCTCGGTCGCTTCCTCCGCGTAGCTGTCGGCGAGATCGTCATCGAGCACCAGCGTGACCTTCATCGCGGGGATCCTTCCTGGGTGTGGTCTCCGTAGAACCCGTAGTAGTCGGCGTAGAGCCAGGCGCGTTCGTTCGACTCGGCCTCCGCAGAGTCCCAGTCGTCGCGGCCCATCATCTGATCGTAGGTGGAGTCCGAGTTCTGATAGTTGATCTTCTGCTTGACTTTGTCGGCGGCGGCTTCGGCACGCGAGACTTCTTCGGCGGTGCGGCGGCGGGCATCGTGAGTGGTCTCGCCGAGCGATTCGTAGCGCAGCTTGATCACGATCTGGCCGATCGCGCCGGCCATGATGCAGTCGTCGTGCGCGCCATCGACCGCTTCGGCCAGCCACAGCGGCCCTGGAGATTGAAACGACGAGAGTTCTTCGATCGTCGCCGGGGAGTTGATCCGGTAGTCGGGAAAGCCGGTGAGCGGATCGACCTGGCGGACCAGGTGGACGTAGTGCTGCAGCATGATCGGGCGGCTGCGGGCGGACGTGGTCCAGCCGATCCGCTTGCTGACGTCCTTGTCGTCGGCGACGTCCCAGTACTGCCAGAGGAACAGGTTGCTGTAGCCGATGTGCTTGTGCAGTTCGCGGACGGTGGAGACGCCCATCGCGTTGGTTTCCACGGCGATGAGCGCGTCGAGATCGTCGCGGCCGCGATAGAGCCGGCCGATCGCGTCGAGGATGTAGGCGAAGTCGGATTCGTCGATGGTGTTGGTGCGGAACTGGGCGACCTGTTCGGCCGGCTCGCGGATGGTCGAGACGCGCGTGACGTCAGCGACCGAGTAGTCGAGCCGCTGACCCGAAGCGATGTCCGCCGAGACGACGTAGCGGTGGCCCTTGCGCGGCGCTTCCCAGACCAGCAGGACGTCGGTCGGACACGGCTCGTCGCCGATGTTGGACCAGGCGCTGGTGCGATCGGCGGGCGAGAGGGCGCGCATCCCGAAGCCGGGCGGGATCGTCCAGGGCGAAGAGGCGCTGGGGATGGCGGCGCGCTGGGCAGGGGAAAGGCCGTCGGC